TGCCTATATCTGTCAGCACTCTATATATGCACTCTTAACACGCTCTCATACCAGCGCACTGAGGTTTAAGTCGTATCCTGCAGAGGAAGAAGAAGCTACCGGTCTGAGGAGGGGGAGAGAGTCATCTATCAGAGGTCACAGTCGTAGGGTGCAGACGAAGAAGAGTCGAGAGTCGGGGAGGGTAGGGTGAGACCTGAATTCTGTCCACTGCTGTCTGTGCCACTTGAGCTATCGTATCAGTATTATATATCTGCCATCTACAAAATAAAATAAAAAAAAATATAAAAAAAATATTATAAATTTAGGAAAATTGGTGTAGAATAGAATATATATTAATATAAAGGAAATAAAAATTTTATGGTTGTAAGAGGTTGGTAATGGAGAAAATATGTTAGAAGTAAATAATAAATGGTTTAGTTTAGGTGTAATGAGAGATGTTATAGTTGATTGTAAAGATTATGATGATGGAATTATGTTTAAATTTTGGAAAGGTGAATTAGGAATTGAAAGATTTTTAAGTGAGATTTGTATTGATAGTATGAATGGAAGAGATATGTTAGTATGGTTGGATAGTTATGTTGATATGGTTAATGATAAGTTTGAGGTTGAGTTTGGTGATAGTGAATGTAAAGAAATGAAGTGGAGATATGAAGGTAAATTAGATAAAGATGATTTAAAATAAATAAAAAAAAAATTATAAAAATAATTTATTTGTAGTATAATAATATAGTTATGGTTGGTTGGTTGGATTTAATTAATAAATAAAAATAGGAGAAAATATGTTTATTGATATGGTTATATTTGAAGGATGTAGTTGTAGTGGAAAAAGTTGGATGATGAGTAAAGTAAATAAGGAAAGTAATTTTAAGTGGTGTTTAGTTGATAGAGGAAATATTAGTGGAGTTATAGAAAATAAAAGAAGAGGTAGAGATAATTGGAAAAATAGAGAAGGAATGTTAAAAAGAAATTTGAATGATGGAATGGGTATTGTTTATATTATTGTAGATAGTGAATGGAATATTATTAAAGAAAGATTTGAAAAAAGAGGTGATGATATAGTTGAAAATGTAGAAGAATTGAAAAGTGAATTTGATAGTTGGGAAGAATATTATAATGAAAATGAATGGTTGAAAAATAATATTAAAGTTAAGAAAGTTAAAGATTGGAAAGAATGTATAAGTTATTTGAGATGGTTAGAAAATAATGTAAGTGATAATAGAAGTTTTAAATTTGGTAGAAGTAATAGTGAAATGGAAAAGAAATATAATGAATATGATAGATGGAATAAATTAAAAGAAAATGTATTTTTTGATTTTGAAATATTAGAAGAAGATTATAAGAATATGAATAATATTAAAGTTGAATTTAAATAAAAATAAAATTATAAATATAATATTTTTGTAGTATAATATAATTAAGTTGGGTGGGTTGGTGGAATTTTTAAGTTGAGTGTAAAATAATAAATTACCTCCTCAGTCTGAAGTAGTGTATGAAAATTGGGGGAAGTAAATAATAATAATATTTGTTTGTAAAGTTAAGAGGTTTAAAGTATAATAATAAATAATATATCCTTCAGTCCTATTAGTCTTTAGGTGCAGATAATAATAATGGTATCAGTCTTAAGTGTAGTTTGTTTGAGCCGTAAGATGTCAGTCTTACGGCGAGGTAAAGAATAAATTTATTATTATTGTAAATAAGAAATATATGAAGTATGATATATATTGATTTATGTAATAAATGAATATATAGCTTATGAATGTATATGAATAAGATAGATATGAAATGTAATAACATAAATGCAATATAGGCTCCCTATATTGCATTGTTATGTTTACATAACAATGCACGGTGAGATACACCAGCCAGAAAAGTGACTCAAAAAAAAAATTACACCCAAAAAAAAAGTTAAAAAAAATATTTATAAATAAACAAAGTTAGATATATATATTATTATCAGTGGAGGCTAATGTGGCTAAATCTAAAGGAACAGGTTCTTTAACTAAAGAAGAACATTTAAAAAGAAGTAAGTCCTATCAGGCTCAATTAAAGGATGCTATCTATAAAGGTGATATGGAAGGAATACTGAGAAGTGTTATGTTATTAGCAGTTAAGGCTAATGATGTTCAGGACTGGAAGGCTAGTCCAAGAACATTTATGGAACTGGCACAAGTGCTCTTAAAATACAGACAAGAATTTGGTGGTGAAGAAGATATGTCAGGTATATTAGAGATACTGAAAGGTGGTAAATCCGATGACGAGGATGAAGATAGAGAAGCTTTTTAAATTGATTTGATAGAATATATAGGCTAATAATTAAAATATCAGGAGACACAAATATGAGCGCTATAGACGATGAATTATTAAACTTAACAAAAGAAGAGCTTATTCAGGTTATGAATATATTAACTGAAAGAAATAAGCGAGCTGAGAAAGACTTGTATGACATATTGACTATGATAAGAGTTAATAAGCGAGCACAAGGAGGTCGAGGATGACTAGACCAAGTTGGCATAGGTTGGTAGAAAAGAGAGGAGACCAGTGGTCAGTTATTCGATATGAAGGACCACAAATGAGAGTCTTTGTAAATAATTATAAGCACGAATGGGAAGCCAATATGGCTGCAGATATAGCTGAAGCAGATTGGGCTGAGTTGTCTGAATATGTAAAGCAAATGAAAAAGAATTTATTGGCTAAGATAGATGCTCAGTTAGATGAACACGCTCAGGCTAATGATTTACCCAGAACTTCAGAGTTTAAATCAAGAAGAGACCGTAGACCTGCTGATGCTTATAAGAACGCAAAACAATTAAAGAAGCAATGAAAGTTAACACTCAGATATTACAACATTTTAAAACAGACCCAAGAGCTTTCTTTAAGTTCTTGCAGGTTATGGACAAAGAGAAAGGAGCACTAGTTCCTTTCGTATTAAATTCAGAACAAGAGGAGTTATTAGATGTCCTACTCACAAAACAAAAAGTCATTGTCCTTAAAGCAAGACAAATCGGTTGTTCCACGCTTCTCCGTGCCTACTTCCTCTGGAGAACTTACTGCTCAGGCGAACCTACAACCCACGCAATCATTTCATACACACGAGATAGTGCCGACCACTTACATTCAATGGACAAGCAGTTCTATATCTCACTCCCTAAAGCATTACAACGAAAACTTAGCAAGTCATCAAATAGAACCCTCCAGTTTGCTGACTCTAAAGCCAACCTCAGAAGCTTTACTGCAGGAGGAAAAGCAGGAGCTACCAGAAGTTTTACCTTCAACTCTTGTCACATCAGCGAGTTTGCCTTCTTCGACGACCAAGAAGACCTCTTAAGTAATGTTATAGCTTCAGTAGGTGAAGGTCAAATAGTGATAGAAACAACACCCAATATTCCAGGTGATAAGTATCACGACTTGATTATGAACAGTCATCATAATGGTTGGCATTTATGTTTCTTTCCTTGGTATAAACATAAGAACTACAGAAAGAAGAGCCGTTTCCATTTAGAAACTGTGCCTGATATGGATGAAAATGAATTAGAATTTATGGAACAGTTTGGTCTGAATAAGGCACAAATGTATTGGAGACGAACTAAAATAGCTTCAATAGGTTTAGATAAATTTCGGAGGGAGTTTCCGTCTACAGTAGATGAAGCTTTCCTATCTACATCCAACTTGTTCTTTCCTACAGATGTCATAGATGCACTCGAATTAATAGACACTGGGAGAGGACCTCATCATTACTATGCAGGCGAGGCTAGAGGTGATGACCAGTATGCTATGGGTGTAGATGTTGCTAGTGGAACCGGAGGGGATTACAGCACAATAACAGTTGTAAGCCGGACCACTAAGCAACCCGTTTATCATTACAGATGTAATGAGATTTTACCACATAATTTTGCAGATGTTGTATGGGAAAAGTATCACGAGTTCGGAGAGCCAATAACTATTGTAGAGCAAAATGGTGTAGGTGAAGTTGTTATCTCTCGTTTACAAGAATGGCGATTAAGAAATCTTTGGAGAGATGATAGGGGTAAATATTGGAGAACAAATAAACATAATAAAATAAGTATTTATGATAACCTCAGAGATATTTTATGTAATGAAGAAATAGTAGCAATCAGTAAGTTATTATGGTCAGAATTAAGAACTGTAGAAGTAACTGATAATGGAGTTCCAAATGCAGTTCAAAAAGGCACTAATGACGATATAATTATAAGCACAGCTCTGGCTTTATGGATATGTAAGATAAAACCGGCGCCTAGTTTTTTTCAGGTAAGAAGAGATTTAATTGATGAATTTAAAAGAAAGACCAGAGCAAATAGAATTAGAAATGCAGGACCATTACCGTGGCGACCTGCTGGAGGATTTAAATAATGGGTAAATTTGATATATCACCTAAAGTCCTATCAAGTATTGTAGAGGCTCATAAGCGATACTGGGAAGACCAAAAACGAGATATGTATAAATATAAGCGTGCTTATGAATGTAGGTTCTGGGATAACCTTAATGACCCAGCACAAATCTCTATTCAGACCTCAGATGCTTATGGTTATATAGAAAGTTTTATCTCATCACTCTTTACTAAAAATCCAGGTGTTGTAGTTAAGAACGGATTAAAAGGCACAGGTGATACAAAGAAAGCACAAGCACTTGCAAATGACTTCTTGCTAAAACAAAGAACACCTATAGAAGACGCTAGTCGATTAGCTCTAATATATCCTAATGCTTTTGTTAAGATGTTTCCTAAAGCTGATACCTCAGTCTATAGAAGAGTTGACTTAACTGCAGTAGCACCTTGGCATATTATTGTTGACCGTGATGCACTGAGATGGGAAGATGCACGATATGTAGGTCACGTGTATTATATGTCTCTTCCAGAAGCTACAGCTCGTTTTGGTAATAAACATTTTAAAGGTGTAGAATTCCAACAGTATTTTGATAACTACATTGATGGTGATGATGAAGCACAAAACGATGTTGATGAAAGTGCTAATATGTTTAAGTATATAGAAGTCTGTGAGTTCTATGACTTGCATAATGAAATGCTTTATTTCTGGTCACCACAATGGGGCGAAGATAAATTCTTAGACAAATCGACTATACCTTTCAGAGATGCTGATAATCAACCAGTTATTCCAATTGTGCCTCTATACTTTAATAGACTACCTGATAGACCAATGGTTGGATATGCTGCAATGTCCAGAATATATGACCAGATATTTGAAATCAATATGATTAGAACCTTTCAGGCTAATGCAGTTCGTAAAGCTAGTAGACAATATATTGTAAGAAAAGGAATACTAGATGAAGAAAGTATGGCACAAATTACAAGTGGAGTTGATGGACTATTTGTAGAGATAGATGATGATGATTTAGCTGGAGCTATTAGACCTCTGCCTCAGAACCCTACACCTCCAGAATTGGAACAATATTATAGGGCTGTTCAAGATGACAAAGATAAAGGAAGTATATTGGCACCGTTTACTCGCGGGGAAAGCACCAGGGCCTCAGCAACTGAAATCGCTGCTTTGGCTGCTTACACATCTACGGAGGTTGGAAGACTTGCGAGAGAAAGAGACCACGTGATAGAAGAAGTAGCTAAGGTTTATTTATCAATGATATCTCTTTATATTAATGAAGAGAATTTAAGAGACTTAATTGTTATCGATGGAGAACCTGTAGTTATTAAACCTGATGACTTGATGGAAAATTTCTATGTTTATGCAGTAGATGCAGCATCAACACCTATTAGTGAAACTGTAAGAAAGAGAGAATTTATCCAGTCAGTTCCACTATTACAAGGTTTAGGAGTTCCACAGAAAACACTTATCAAAGAACTAATAAACACATTAGGATTACCTGACTACATCTATGAAGAGACTGTAGCAGCTTTAGACCAACAGCAAGCACAAATGACAAATGTTAGTGCAGCCGATGCAGCTGGAGTTAAAGTGCAACCTGATAGTCGAGAAGCTATTCAATCAACAGCACAAGCACAGGCTCCGATAGGACCAGGTAATCTAGGCATACCAGGCAGGAGGAGCGTATAATGCCATATTATAGATTTGGATGCAGACATTGCAAAGCAGAATATGAACATCAGCTGAGTGTAATTGACTTAGAAGAAAAATTTAATGATGACATAGAAGAGTTTGAAGAATGGTTTGAATGTAATAATTATTGTTGTGAACCTGGAGATTTAACTAGACTAATGAGTGTTCCAGCAAAACATAGTAGTTGGGAAAGCACTGGTAAATACGGTGTAAATGGAACATATAACCGAGGATTAGGATGTGTGGTTTATTCGGATGCGGATATGCGTGCTAAAGCTAGAGCTAAAGGTCTTATCCCTGCTGATGAGTTTAGCGGCGGGACTTGGAGTAATGTTGTGGATAATAGTATCAACCAGGCAATCAAAAAACATAATGAGCACGAAGAAGCTATCAGCACAATTAAGAAATCACTCGATGAACACAAAGACGAAGGACGAGCAATAGCTGAAGCTTTCAGTATTGACCAAATGAAAGAAACAGGTGCATTAACAGCTGAAGTAAATAAAGAAGCAAAAAGTGCATAATTATTTTTTTTAACAAATAAATTAAAGAATATATATATAGTTAATTGGAGCAAATATGTTAGAACAAAAAGACGAAATGACAGAAGAATTTATGGAAAGAGAAATGCCAATGGAAATGCCAGAAGGTATGATGGAAGAAGCAGCACGAGCTGATGAGTTGGAAAGCACAATGTTCCAGGCTATAGCACCTGAAGGTGTATTTAGTCGTAATGCTCTAAATACTTTTGTTAAAGGAATTAATGAAGCACTTAAATTATTTCCAGGTGCTGAACCAGTTGCAGAGTTTGAAGATAATTTAGATGGACCAATGCCTGAAGCAGTAAGTAGAGCTTTAGGTATGATACATTCAGCTTATTCAGATTTTTCTGGTGAAGAACCATTTACTTTTCAGGACATTAAAACAGACAGAGACTTAAAAGAAGTTGCTGGTAAATTAATGGCTTTTGGAAAAGATAAATCATTTAGAGCCTTCTTAGCCAAACCAATGGGTGAAGAAGGTGTTGAAGCTATAGGTATTCGTATCGGACGAACACCGGAAGAGAAACCAGAAATGGAAATGTCTGGTAATAATGAAGAAGACCTTTTAATGTCAAGATTAAGATAGGAGACAATAATGGAAAATATCAGTAACACGGTCCAAACCACTACTGATACTGCCACAACAACAAGTGAAACAGTATCAGGAGAAAAGAAGTTTGACTTAAGCACTAAATCTATCAATGATAGAATTGGTAAAGCTATGGATGCAGCATACAGTAAACAACCTGGCGTTCCAGAAGCAAAAGAAAAATTAGTATCAGAAGCTACAGTAGAAACCTTGCAGGATGTAAATCTACCTACTGGAGAATTTAAAGGTATTGATTATAATAAAATCATTACGGATTTACCAGATGACGCACAGAAGCTTCTGGCGAATATCCGTAGCAGCTACACCCGAAAGACACAAGAGCTGGCTTCACAAAGAAAAGAATTAGAAGCACAATTAGCTGCACTACAAGAAAGTAAAGTATACGAGCAATTCAGTGAGGTAGCTGAAAGAAATACTCAGTTAGACCCATATGATGTAGAAACTTTTAATGCTCGTATAGAAGAAGAGGTTGCTAAGAGAATGCAACAGATGATGAGACCGATGCAAGAGCAATATGAACTTCAGCAAAGAAAAGCTAAGTTAGACCAGTGGACATCGGAACATCCAGACTATTTAGATTATAAACAAGATATAGTGTCTCTACTTAAAGAGAACCAAGCACTCGACTTACAATCTGCATATTACATTGTAAAGGGTAAAGCACAAACTCAGAAGACTAAAGAATATGAAACTGAGTTAAAGCAATACCGTGATGCAGCACGTGAATACGGATTGAAAGTAGGTGCAGGCAATACAGCCACTTCTAAGTCACCACCGAAAGGTTTAAAAGGTTATGAGTTATATAACTGGATAAAGAATAATAAAGGTTCAAAATAATGAAGAACATTATATTTATAAAATATACAGGCCCTGTATTAATAGCTCGCAACAGGACAACCTATAGACCCAGCAATGGACAATCTTTAGAGCAAATCACAAATGTAACAAAAGCTATTAAAATTTTGGAGGAAACAAATTATGGCTATTTCTAATGATGTATTGTCGTCAACCCTCCGTATTCTTTTGGAAGAGGAAGTAGACAACCTTTTTAAGGCTACTCCACTTCTTGACCAAATGAAGAAGAAGGGCCAAATCGACTTTTATGATGGTGGACAAAAATTAGATGTTCCACTTATTTTGGCTGAACACAGCTCAATCACTCAATTATCAAACGGATATGAACCCGTTAACCTTGCAGTTCAAGACTCTTTGCGTAATGCTTCTTATAACTGGTGTGACTTTGTTGCTCCTATCGTTATTACTGAAAAAGAAGAGTTGAGTAACAAAGGTGAACGCGCTATCGTATCTATCGCTGAAGCTCGTATGAAGTCTGTTATGGGACTATTACAAAGAGAATTTGAAAAGCAAGTTATTGCTGGTAACTCAGCAGTTCTTTCTGAATTGAATACTCTTAATGGTATTGGTTCTTCAGCAGGTTTCTTGGAAGGTGCAACATTTGGTTTGCAAACCAACACAGTTGGTGGAATTGCTAAATCTGCTTTCCCTAACGAATGGCAAAACCAAGTTGTAGATAGTTCTTCTCAGTTCTCTACAGGTAATGCTACTGGTATTAAGGACTTGACTGACCTTTATATTGCTGCTCAACTTAGAACTCCAGGTGCTGGTGCTCCAGACCTTATTCTTTGTTCAGCTGATATGTATGCTGGTTATAAGAAGTTACTTTATGCTAATGAAAGATTTATTAACGAAAGTGCACTTGATGGTGGTAAATTAAGTTTGGCGTTCCACGGAGCTCAAATGTATGTTGACCCATTCTTGCCTATCAATAATATTTCTGCTATGGCACTTAATACCAACTATATGAGACTTGCGATGGATAGCGATGCTAACTTCAAGATGTCTGATTTCGAAACAATCTCTGGATACTGTGCACGAAGTGCTAAGATTTATACAAGAGTTCAGCTTTATGCAGAGCACTTGGCATCTCAAGGTATCCTTTTGAACGCTGAAACTTAATAGGGGGTGAAAAATGGCTACAAATAGATTAATACAAAAACTCTTCCGATTTGATGAAAGCGGTGTTGGTGAAGACGGCATCACATTCTCAGACCGTAGACAATATGAAAAGTTCCGTGTCCAAGCTGTAGGTGTATCTCAAACAGAAACAATTGCAGTGGGTGATGTCGTAGCTCTTGTATATACTGCAGGTTCTGATGGTGCTATTGCATTCAATGTAAAGAAATGTCCAGCTGATGGAGCAGCCCTTGGTATTGCTATGTCTGCTGGAACTTCTACAACTGATGCTGATGAAATCCTTACTAGCGCCGATTATATCGATGTGTTGTTAACTGGAATTGGTGAAGCTACTGTTGATGGTGAAGACCAAGGTGGAGCTGGTGCTACTATTAGCGCTGGTGATTACCTTTGTGTCGGAGATACAGCTGGAGTATTCTACAAGTATACTGCAGGTTCTGATGCTGTTCCTCAAGCTATTGCTTGTGAAGGACAATCATCAGGTGTATCTGGACTAAAGACAGTATTTATGCTCTCTCAGTTCTAATAGAATTCTGCTGGCGTTGGGTTGCCGCTTAGTAGTAGCCCATTCTCCTGATAAATTGCAGACCCGCTGGCATACCGGTTAAAGTATGCTTCTTTTTAAATGTGAGGCAAAATGAATTTAAAACAAATACGAGATATGATTAGTTCTATAATTGATTATGACCCTAACATAACCTCATATAAAAATGAAATTAACAGGGTCATTAATGAGAATTATTTAGAGTTTATGTCTTTGCGAACCTGGGGATTTGCAGATGTAGAACTCGATGTTTATACAGAACCTGACTTACAAGTTACAGGTTGCTCAACTACTTCAACCACAGCAGGAAGTAAAGAAATTACAGGTGTTACTGGAATAACCAGAGGACACAGAGGTTCCATTGTTCAGGTAAGCGGATGTGCTGATGAAAGAGACAATGGAGAATTTATGATTGATGATGTGTTTGGTTCTACAATTTCTATTAGTAAAATGACCAGAACACAAACATCACAATTCTACTGGCCTGGTTTTCATAGTGTTAATAGTGGAACAGTTACAGTTAATATTATGCAGAGATATTTACCATTACCTCAGGACTGTGACTATCCGATATCTATTAATATTAGAAATCCTATAGAATACGGACAAGCAGGTTACAGGTCAATGTATCAATTGTCTCGTAGAAGAGATGATGAACTTAATTTAAAATTAGATTTAGTTGGAAGTCCTACTGACTGGGTAGCATATGATACACTTCCAGAAAAAATACTTAATGTTGCTGATATTCCAATATATTCAGAAAACTTAATTGTAGAAGAATTTGGAACTACATCACCTTATTGGCCTATTGGTGACTATGAATTTAAATACTGTTATAACTTCAGAGGTGTTAATGGTCCACTATCTGATGCTGTTCCATTTAGTGTTACATTGGCTAATGCTGGTTTAAGGTTTACCACAGAAGACACAACAATATCAGGAACACAAGGTATAAGTAAAAGACTATTTGTAAGAATAAAAGATGTAACAGTTGGTGGTATAAGATATCAAGAAGATATCTGGAGAGACTGTGCTGGTTTATATACAGGTTTAACATCAGCTTCTTCTACTGGTGAGAAGTTTGTAGAAATCAAAGATGATGACAAATCATTTGACTGGCCTAAAGCTGCACTTAATCCTAATATTGCTACATTAAGAAGCTTACCAAGATATCAAGATAATGAAGGTCGTTGTTGGAGAATTCGTTTATATCCACATCCAGCAGGAGATATAGACAATAATAAAGGTCTTCCAATTAGAGTTAGATATAATCAGCAAGCAACTCGTTTAACTGAGGACTTTGATACACCAAAGATGCCATCAGATAGCCACAGATATTTAGTTTACAGAAGCTGTGAAGACTTATTTATTAAGTTTAATAACCCATCACAAGCACTTTACTATCAAAAGAAAGCTGATAAAGAACTCAATAGAATAGAAGCAAAACATCTAACAACTCCTGCAGGTCCTTGGATAAAAGGTGCATACAAAGGTGGTCCTCAATACAGTAAACCTTGGATTACCTTGACACATAAAAATTAGGAGAAAGGATGCAGTCTAAACAAAAAGGCGAAATATCACAGATTACTGGGATGTATCAGGGGTTTCCAGAACCTCCGAATTCTTGTCAAATTATTACTAACTTTTTCTACGATGACAAGACTAAAGGTTGGAAAAACTTCTTCGGTTATGAGAAGTATTTTACCGGAGAAAACCTTTATAGAATTGGTGGCATTGGACCATATCCGTTAAACGGACCGATACATTCCATTTTTAACTGGGCATCACATAATGGTGCTAAACAACATTTACTATTTGAACAAGAAAATAGTTTGTTTGAAGTAAATGGTTCTGTTAAGAAAGCAGAAGAAATTATACAAGGTAGAGATGCACCACAATCTGCTGACCCATTAACTTGTTATGAGACTATGGGCAATTATGTTATTATAGCTTCAGCTAATAATGATATTATAAAATATAGAGGTGGTAATACTATAACAAATGTAGGATGGAGAGAAGCAGCTGCACCTCCAGGAGTTAGAAGTCCTGCATCAAATCCAAATGACAGAGCTGGTGGATATTTCTTGTTTAGCACTGAAGACTATATTAAATGTCAGTCAACAGGTTTGGTAAGTGTTACAAGTAAAAACTATCCAGGTGTTGGTGATAAAACAAAAGACGCTACAAACAAATATTTTTATAGATGCACATTTATAAATGAAAACGGTAGTGAAAGTCCTATCAGTCAATTATCAGATAGTGTTACTTGGACTACTACAGAATTTCCTAAAGATGGTGTTAATACAACTAGTAGAACTGGTATTATATTAAGTTTACCAATGGGTCCAGCAGGAACAGTAGCACGAAAGGTTTATAGAACTCGTAATGATGGAAACACTTGTTTCTTTGCTTTTACAGTTTATGACAATTGCACTGAAATAGTTACAGACTATTTAGAGGATGACCAGCTTGGAGCTGAAGCACCTAATCCTACAGATAGTATACCATTTCCTAGTTCTAATCCTAGATACGCTGCTGGCTTTCATAACCGTTTATTTATTGACGGTGGTAAGAATGAACCAAGCAAGATATATTACAGTAATGCTTTACAAATGGATAGTTATGCTGCTGCTAATTATTTTGATATAGGTGGTAGAGATGGTGGAGACATTACTGGTCTTTTTAGTTATTATAATAATTTATTTGTATTTAGAGAACGAGCAATAGATGTTATTAGACAAGACCAAGTAGGACAGTTTATTATTACACCTTTCATACAAGGTATTGGATGTGTTGCACATTCTACAATAGCTAATACTCCTCAGCACGGTTTAGTATTTCTTGCTGAAGATGGAATATATGCAATACAAGGAAAC